AGACCTTGAGCAGATGAAAGTAATCCAGCTCCTCCTGCCGCAGCATTATTACCTCTACCAAGTATAGCCATCATTGGATCACCAGCCATTACACGGTTCATACCAAAAGCCTGTTGTCCCATACCTGCTGCTTCTCCACGAAGTCCAGATAGGTACTGCTCACGACCAAGAATCTGACTAGCTACCGAGCTTTGATCCCCGATACGACCAGCACGTTGCGACATCTGCAATGCCGCCTGATCAGCTAGACGCTGCTGCTCTGGGTTTAAACCCTGAGAACGTTGGTAAAGATCCTGAGCCATAGCAGTCTGGGACTCTGCAAGTCCAGTGCTATAAGGATCAGCTTCACGGTAAGCCTCAACAACCCGAGGAGCGTACTGCTCAAGTGCTCCTACGTCTGCTGCACGTTGTAGATCTAATTCACTTCGCTGTGTTATGCCTGCTTCCTCTGCCGATGCTCGGCTGAGGTCAAACATACCTGGAGTCGCCTCATCAATGGTTTCCGAAGTTCCTGCCAGTTCATCTTCTAGACTACTTATACGTCTCTTTAATTTCTTTTTCTTTTTCTTACTTGCCCCTTGCTGCTTTGCCTTCTTCAGTTGCTTTTCCTTAAGCCTAATTTGAGCTTTTAAATTATCAATTTCAGGATTCGCACGACCAGCTTTTAGTCCATACAATCTATTACTTAAATCAGTAAGTTCTAAATCCAAATACTGAGGTCGAAATGCCTTTTCAGCTCCAAGGATTTTACCCTGAAGCGCAGCATCAGTTATACCCTTGTATTGCTTTTGACCTGCTCCGTATCCAAACAGATACTCGGCCATCATATTAGCTGGCCCAGTTGTACGTGGATCTGGCATTTCTGGTGCGTCTCCTCCTTTGCTTCCCATAATATATTCCTAATCTTTTAAACTTAAAATCTTAGCAAACACTTTCGTGCTGTAATCAATTTTAGTTGGTTGTTTGTTTTTAGTCCTTAGACTAGTGAGTTTTTTAGATAATACAGTTGGCTCATTAACAATAAGATTCATTATCAGCCTTTTAAAATCTTTAGTATTGGATGCCCACATAAATGCAAGAAAGACAGTGTCTCCATTCTTGTCATCCAAGTGCCATTCTTCAACAAATTTCCAGTTGTCTTCGTAGTTACAATTATACCACATCAGAACTCCAGTTATTTCTGCATCCTTGGATTCAGTATGTAAAAATGTACCCTTTGATATATGGTACGCAACTAGAAGTCTGATGGTGTCCTCGCTCCATCCTTTAAGTACCTCGCTATTCTGACCTTCAATGCAGAAGTTTACTACCTTGTCGATAAAGACAAGGGCTTCCCTTTGCGTAGCGTTTTGCAACGCTAGTTGAACTGACTGAAGGAGAGGGTTCATATTACCAAATAGCGGAAAATGAAACGTTTTCATTACCTGGGATAGTTTGAGTCCCCGAAGGCTTCGTTGATATTACTTTAGCTGTAACGATGCTCGAGGAGTATGCCCCAATAGAGGCACTTATAGAGCCATCATCAGTGTCACCGCTTGCAAAGCAGGCATAATTAGAACTCGGAGCTGCAGGGGAAAGGTAGATGGTATACAAGCCTGAAGACCCAGTTACTGAACTTACCCCGCTACCAGCTAACAAATTCCCTGTAAGTGGGTCAAATACGCACCAAGCCTTAATCGAAGGAGTTGAATCCACATAAGCTTTGATACTTTCTGAAGTAGCCAAGGTCGTAGCAGTGGCCGTAGCCATTGTATCATCGTCGATGACCAAAGCGGGAGCAAGCTTTGTAAAGACTACTGCACCTGGAGCAATCTTTGATTGAATGATACCTTCATCCTTTACAATAATTGATGCACCAGAAATTTCAGTGCTTTGATTGTCTATGGATGCAGATGTAAATGTTGCTTGCGATACAAGATTATTGAGCAGATCAGCAGTAAGCTGCTCTCCGTTTAAAAATGTTGTTCCTGGATTTAGTACTGACATAATAATTATTCTGCGCTTGTAGTTGATCTAAAGGAAATGGCCCCGTTGGCTTCAATAGCTCGTATGCGTGGTCTCCCCTGTGTATTGTTAATTGTAAATTGAATGCCGTACCCACGGCGGTTCCCTATTCTACCACGTATGGAAACATCCTCACCAGCAGCCAAGGTTTCGCCATCAATATAATCACTTAATGATTGCAGTCCTATGTTAGCATCTGGGTTTTCCGTTTCTGCTGCAATATCAAAGTTACTGACATTTGTGCTACCGCTTTCTACGTGCATCTCAAACTGATTGAATCGCTTGCGATCCATTGTCCCCAGTGTGTACTGCCGTGTAGTAATGGACGCAGGGATCCCGTAGGTATCACTTGGAACCCCGATGGCTGTGACCACTCGATCACGTCCATCTAGTCGAGTGTCAAGCCTGTGTATGCCACCAAGTTGATTGATTGCATAGACCCCTCTGTTAGTACCTTCACCAGCCACAATAAGATTCTCAATGTCCCAGTTTGCATTGTCAACTGTATCAATACTTTCCCACTGTAAATTAAGGAAGTTAAAGATTAAGATAGCATTGTTCCTTTGAGCGTCATCAAGTGGAACAGCAAGGTAGTAGCGATTATCAAAGTAAACGGCCCTGGATTCTTCCCAGTGATCCTTGTTAATCCGATTAATTGTTTCGTTGATTGATTCACTCAGTGGAGTTTCAGTGCCTCGTAGGTTGTATTCATCAAGGAACTGCGTACCGTATACACCATTATCAGAAAGAAAGATAACCTGATTACCAACTTGGATAATTGACTTACGTGCTACGCAACCAACTTCGTTGGTCAGTAGTCTAGTAGTTGCACCCGCTAGGTTAATTGTGTTCTGAACTATATGAATGCTGTTACGATTAAACACTATCAGGGAATCATCAGAGAATGAATGCAGCCCAACTGTAAAGTCAGCAGTCCCAGCATTAAATCTGTACTGAGCATAGATCTGATCGTATGTGTCGGAGTCCAGTATGTCAGAACCAATTACTTCATCTACGATGTCTCGGTAGGTGTACGAGCCTTCTTCTGCATCCACGGAGTACCTGAATGGCATTACCAGCCTACGCTGGTGATAGGTAGCATAGGGAGGTGCTGGCATATGGCTAAAGCCAAGACCGACTGATACCTTCCGTGTAAATACTGGAGTAGCAGTTAAACTAGCCCCATCTGTAATGTGTGTATCAATTGAGTCCGCCTGTACCCAGAACTCAAATCCGTGAGCTAAATTAACTGTTCCAGCTAATGGAGTATTATTATTAGAAAAATCGGCTGTATAAAAAGAAAATGAACTAGAAGTGCGTTCAGCAACAAACCTTGCTCCATTGATCCCAGCACTTGTACTAAAACCAGCAAGCTCAATTGGATCTCCAACCTCAAAGGTATTACCAGAAAGCAATAAAGTTACCTTGTGAAGACCATCGTAGTCCCCTCCTACTATTGGACCAGTTATAACCTGATCTCCACCTGCCGCACCAATAGCACTTGTTGATCCACCCTCAAATACTTTAGCTACAACAAACTCGGATCCAACCTGTAAACCAGAGGTCTGATCGCCTTCATTTGTTTCTGCACCGAGTACAGTAATAACTGACCCAACAGAAACACCGTCGGACTGATGAACAATACCTCTGCTTTCAATGATAGCAAAGTCACCAGCAGCGCAGACAATTTCAGTAGGTTGACTGTAAGTTCCACTCTTGACCAGTGTAAATGCAGAACGGGCTGTACCCGTTCCTGTTCCTATTACATCAATTGTAATGGGATCGTTGACCGCATAGGTGACACCTGTAGTACCAGCGACTACGTTCCAGTCCGTTGTACCCAAGTCAGTAATAGAATACGTACGATCAAGTACTAGATCCTCTACTGCAAGTTCCTCAAAGGAACCATCCCATTCGAGTGCGGTCCTTCCATCTCGGAAGATAAACATCTTGTTAAATGCCTGTATCATATCCGCAAGAGGAGGGACTGTCTCCCGTAGTGGATAATAAATATCGGTTACTGAATTGCTTAATAAATCCTTGGCTACTGCCTTTGAGTTTGAAGCAATAATAATTGATTCTCCCTTAATGTTGTTTGGATTACTAAATACAGCACTGGCATAGACCTCGGTGACTTGACTAACGTCAATGGTCATATTGTACCCAATCACTGAATTGGAGGCAACCGTGTAGGCTGCCACGTCCGCACCCACAAGGGCGTAGGTCAATGTA